ACGGCCTTCAACAAAGGCGACGAGGGTGCTGGCAATTTCCGTCTGCCGGAATCGCGCGGCGAGTTCCTCCGAGGCTGGGATCACGGTCGGGGTGTGGATGCTGGCCGGACGGTGGGCAGTCTTCAGGTTCAGCAGACTGAGGACCATTCACATGTCACGGGCGTGAACGACACCGGTACAACTGCTCCGTCGATTCAGAACGCGCGAGGCATTGGTGCCGGCTCGGGCCAGTGGCCCTACGGCGCCGCAGCGATTGGCGTTCCCGGAACCAATACTGTTTCGGCCAACGTCACTTACACGGCGACGGCTGAAGATAGTTGGTTGAAAAGCGGACCTAATATTCCACTCGGCGCCGGAGAAACGCGACCGCGCAACTTAGCGGTGATCTGGTGTATCAAGGCCTGGAACGCGCCGATCAATCAGGGAAATATTGACATTGCGGCGCTCGCGACGCTGGCGACGCAGGCTACGGAAGTCAAGCTAGGCACGGCCAAGATCGCCACGCAGGCGCAGACCGATGCCGGCACCGATGACGCCACGATTGTAACCCCGAAAAAACTTAGGCTAGGTTTTTTGTCGAGTCTTACGCCAAACGGGTACGTGGTTTTTCCGAGCTGGCTTGGCGGTTTTACCATCCAGTGGGGGCTTGGTGTCCACGCCGACAAATCGCCGGTTAGCTTCACGCTGGCATACGCGAATGCTTGTTTCATCGTGCTGGTCACGGATGGAACGGTTCTTTCGGCGGCTGCTTCTGACACCGTCACTTATGGCGCTGCGCCGGAAACGCTGAGCAAGACAGGATTCACGCTGCGCTCTTCAATCGGCGCGCTGAGCGGAAATTGCTTTTGGCTCTCTCTAGGGAAATAAAAATGAGCATCCAGCGACTTTATTCGCAGTCAACGGGCTGCACTTATTTCAAGGGCTTTCATGGTGAGATTCCGAACGATGCGGTGGCGATCAGCGAGGCGCGTTTTTTAGAGGTCTTGGCGAATCCGCCTTTGGGAAAGCGCCGAGGCCATGACGAAGGGGGGCTGCCGATTCTGGTTGATATGTTGCCGCCGAGCTCTGAAGATCTGGCGGCGGAAGAGCGCGCTTGGCGTGATGCTGAAGTCTTGCGGGTTTCTTGGCTGCGTGATCGGCATCGGGATCAGGTGGAGGTGGGGGCGGCCACAACCCTCAGTGCTGAGCAGTTCGCCGAATTGCTGGCGTACTTACAGGCGTTGCGGGACTGGCCACAAGGCGAGCAATTCCCGCTGATCGATCACCGCCCGATCGCGCCGCCTTGGCTGATCGAGCAAATCCAATAAACGCCCCGCACTGACGGGGCGTTTTCGTTTCCGTATCGCGTAACACGAACACCCTCACAGCCTCGCTTATGCGGGGCTTTTTCGTTTCTGGAGACTGACCTTTATGAGTTTTTTCCACGGCGTCACGACCACGTCGGTCGACACTGGCGCGCGCACCATCTCGCTGCCGTCTTCGTCGATCATCGGTCTGTGTGCGACCTTCACCCCGGGCGTTCTCGGCGGCGGCACGGCCAAGGCCGGCGAACTGAAATTGATCACCACCGAGCGCGAAGCCATTGCCGCCTTCGGCGCCGATTCGGCAATCACCAAGGCCTGTCAGGCGATCTACGTCAAAGCCAAGGCGGTGATCGTCGCCATCGGCGTGGCCAAGCTGGAAGACCCTGCGCTGCAAACCTCGGCAATCATCGGCGGCGTGCTGGAGTCAGGGCAGCGTACTGGCTTACAGGCGCTACTCGACGGCAAAAGCCTGTTCAACGCCCAGCCGCGGCTGTTGATCGCGCCGGGGCATACGGCGACTCAGGCGGTGGCCACGGCGCTAGACAGCGTGGCGCAGAAGCTGCGCGCGATCGGCATCATCGACGGCCCAGGTACGACCGACGAGGCTGCTATTGCCTACGCGGAGAACTTCGGCAGTCGCAACCTGTTCATGGTCGACCCGGGCGTCAAGTATTGGGACACCATCACCAGCAAGACCGTCGACGCGCCCGGTTCGGCTTGGGCGGCGGGGCTGTTCGCCTGGACGGATGCTGAATACGGTTTCTGGGCCTCGCCTTCGAACAAGGAGTTGACCGGCATCACCGGAACCGGTCGCGCGGTCGAGTACCTGGACGGCGACGAGACCTGCCGGGCCAACCTGCTCAACAACGCCAATATCACCACGATCATTCGCGATGACGGTTACCGCCTGTGGGGCAACCGCACGCTGTCGAGCGATCCGAAGTGGGCGTTCGTTACCCGCGTTCGCACGCTGTTCATCCTCATGGACGCGGTGCAGGCCGGGCACAAATGGGCGGTCGACCGCTCGATCACGAAGACCTACGTGACCGATGTCACCAACGGTCTGGATGCATTCATGCGCGACCTGAAAGCCCAGGGCGCAATCATCAACTTTGAAGTGTTCCCCGACACCGAACTGAACACGGCCAGCCAGATCGCCCAGGGCAAGGTGTATTGGCGCATCCGTTTCACCGACGTGCCGCCGGCAGAGAACCCCAATTTCCTTTTCGAAGTCACCGATCAGTGGATGACCGAAGTGCTTGAAGCAGCCTAAGGGGGCGTAGCAAATGATTCCTCAGACTTTGTACAACACCAACCTGTTCGTCGACGGCGTGAACTTCTCCGGCGACGTGCCGAGCCTGACGCTGCCCAAGCTGACCACCAAGACTGACGAGTATCGAGGGGGCGGCATGGCCGGCCCCATCGAGATGGATCAAGGGCTTGAGAAAATGGAGGCCTCGTTTGTCACCAAGGGCGTGCGCCGCGAGTCGCTGAAGTACTTCGGCCTGGCTGACGGCACGGCTTTCAACGCCACGTTCCGTGGTGCCTTCAAGGGCCAAAAAGGCGCGGTGACAGCGGTCGTTGCCACCCTGCGCGGCCGCCTCAAAGAGGTCGATCTCGGTGACTGGAAAGCCGGCGACGCGGCCGAGATCAAACACGCCGTTGCGGTCACCTACTACAAGCTCGAAATCGACGGGCGCCTGATGTACGAAATCGACATGGTTGCCGGCATTCAGGTGATCGACGGCAAAGACCAACTGCTCGAAGTGCGCCAGGCACTCGGCCTGTAAGGAATAGATCCAGATGACTCAAGCAATCGCTAAAAACCTGCCGGCCTGGCTGTCGCTCAGTGCAGTCGGTGCCGTCGTAACGCTGACCCGCCCAAGCCAAGCCAATAGCATCGACGTCGAGACGTTGAACCTGCGTAACCCGACCGTGCGTGAAGTGCGCGCGGCTGATCGTGCTTCCAACGGCGATGATGAACAGCGCGAACTGATGCTGTTCGCCGGTCTTGCCGAAGTCGGACTGAAGGATCTGGAAGGCCTCAAACTGACGGATTATCGCCGCGTGCAAACGGCGTATTCGCACCTGGTACCGAAAACCGATTATTCGGACTCGATGCCGGCGTGGTTGTCGCTGACCACCGATCAGGTGCTGGTAACGCTGTCGTGTCCGAGTGAAATCAACGGCGTGACCGTCGACAAGCTGGCCTTGCGTTCGCCGACCGTGGGCGACGTGCGGGCGGCCAACCGTGAAGTGGGTGGCGATGATGAGCAGCGAGAGCTGGTGTTGTTTGCCGCATTGTCCGGTGCGCCTGTCGCGGATCTGGAGGGGCTGAAGCTGGTGGATTTTAACCGCTTGCAGGCCGGCTATTTTCGCATGGACAACGACGACGGGCTTTAACCCCAGCGTTATCAAGTCGGCGGCGAAACGTCTGGCGGCGGAAACCGGATTTTCCGCCGCCGAGATCCAGTCAATGCCGTTCGCGGATATGGTGTGGTGGCTCACGGATTGAGCCGCCACCGGTAGTGCTGGGCACATGAGGGCCATGACATGGCAAACAAACTCGCCCTTGGGCTGGTGATCGGCGGTGCCGTCAGTTCCACGGTCGGCGCCGCGTTCAAGGATGTGACCGGGCGCATCAAGCGCCTTGAGGCTGAAGTCAACAAAGCGCGCGTGCTGCAGCGCACGATTGGCGACACCATCCGCCTGCGCGAAGAATGGAAGAAGGCTCACGACACCGGCGCGGCCGGCGCGTCCAAATTACTCAACCGTTTGAACTCGAACCTCGACAGCCTGAAAAAACAGGGGATCGAGGTCGGCCGGCTGGAAAAAGCCTATCGCACCATGGGGCAGACGGCCAACAAAGCCGAGCTGAAAGCCAAGGGGCATCAGCAGATTGATTCGGGCGTAAAGGGCATGAAGGGCGCCGTCGGTGCGGCGGTGGTCGGTGTTGGTGCCTTGGCGGTGCCGACCAAGGTCAGCGCTGATTTTGGCGCGATCGTGCGTGACATCGCGATCAAAGCCGGCATTGCCAACAAGCCGCAGGAGCAGGAGATGTCGCGCAAGATCATCGACACCTCCCGCGATACCGGCATGGCGCGTAACGACGTGGCCGACGTGGTCAATCAGTTGGTCGGCGCCGGTATGGACCTGAGCAAGGCGCTGGAGTACGCGCCTGTCGCGGCCAAGTTTGTCGTGGGGCAGGGATCGAGCGGTGTCGACACGGCGAAGATGATCAACGCCCTGGGGCAGAACGCCAAGATCACCGACCCCAAGCAGATGCAGCAGGCGCTGGAGGCGATCGCCTACCAAGGTCAGGCGGGCAGCTTTGAAGCGGCCGACATGGCTAAGTGGTTCCCTGAGCTGCTGGCCAACATGGCCAGCAACGGCATCACCGGCTTGGACGCGGTGACGCAACTGGGCGCCATGTTGCAGGTGCAGATGAAGCAGGCCGGCAGTTCGGACGAAGCGGCTAACAACCTGAAAAACTGGATGGGCAAAATCGGTTCGACCGATACGGTCAAGGCTTACGAAAAAGCCGGTATTGATTACAAGGGATCGATGCAGACCGGTTTGCAAAACGGCATGTCGACGCTCGAAACCAGTATGGCGCTGGCTCAGAAATACATTCAGGCGACGGATCCGAAGCGTGCGGCAGCCATGGCCGAAGCCACGTCAAAAATCAGCAAGGAAGCGGATCCTGAAAAGGCCAAGGCCATGATGGCCTCGCTGGAAGAATCCCTGCGCACCGGCGACCTGTTCGCTGACATGCAGGTCAAGGCGGCGCTGTCTGCGTACATGCAGAACAAGGCGCTGTACAGCCAGCTTAAAAACGATTCTCGCGATGCAACCGGGATCCTCGACAAAAACCTCGCCGAGCGGCGTGAATCGTCATCGCAGAAGTGGGCCGAAATGGCCCAGTCGATGGATGATGCTATGCGCAGCATCGGCGATGCCCTGCGGCCGGTAACGGACGTCGTCGCAGAGTCGTTGACTAAGGTCGCAAAGGGCATCACTTCGCTGTCGGACAGCTCGCCCGGCGTCGTGACGGGAATCGGGCTGGTCAGTGCTGCGCTGGTGGGGCTGTCCGGTCTGTATAGCTCCTTCAAGATGGGCAAAGGGTTGCTCAATATCGCGCGCGGATCCTTGGGCAAGGGCAAGGCCGGTGAGGTGCAAAAGGTCTTTGTGACCAATGCCGAGGATGGCGACGGCGGCGGTAATGCCGAGCCCAAGGGCAAGACCGGCAAAGCGCTGTCCCTGGTCGAAACCGGCCTCAAGGCCGTGGCAGCGCTCAAGGGCACGCCGGCAGATGGCGCCGATGATGCCGGTGACGACAAGAAGCCCGGGAAATTCGATCTGGTTTCCACCGGCCTCAAAGTCGTGTCGCTGGCCCAAGAAGCCGTTTCGGGCGGCGATGGTGAGGGCGAGGCGGGCGGCGGTGACGATGCAGTCAAGAAGGTTTTTGTCGTCAATGCCAGCGCCCTGGGCAGCGCCGGTGGCGCAGATGCGCCGGGCGAAAATCGCCGGCGTGGGCGCGGCTCGCGGCGCGGTGCTTCACGGCGTCGGCCGCTGTCGCGTCCATCGGGGCCGCGGCCGCCCGTACCGCGCCGGCCTGTTCCTGTGCCTCGGCCGCCTATTCCGCCGGTGCCACCTGTCCCGGTCGGGACGATGGCCAAGCTGGGCGGGGTTGTGCAGGCCGTTGGCAAGGTCGGCAAAGTCGCCAAGATGATTCCGGGCGGTACGCTGCTGGAGTCTGGAGCGATGGCCTACGAGACATTTGAAAACGCCAAGACCAAGGACGAAAAAGCCGAGGGCTACGGCGCGGCCGCTGGCAATCTGGCCGGAACCATGGCCGGTGCAGCGGCGGGCGCGGCGATTGGTTCGGTGGTGCCGGTCATCGGCACGGCTATCGGCGGCTTGATCGGCGCCTATCTGGGCAGTCAGGGCGGTGCGGCGCTGGGCGGATCCCTGGGTAAATCGCTATTCGGTGGCGAGGATGAAAAGCCCGAGGAAAAGCCAAAGGCGCCCGTGCCGACCACGCCGCTCATGATGGCGTCAGCGGCGCAGCAAGGCCCGGTGCTGGGGGATGTCGCGCGCTCGATGGCGGTGACGGCGCCACTCAAGTCGGCAGCGCTGGCGATCCAGCCCAAGGAGCCAGAAAAGCCGGTACCGGCCAAGGTCGATCAGCAGTTTCAATACTCGCTGAGCATGCCGGTGACCGTGCAGGGTGATGTCAAAGACCCGCAAGCATTGGCGCAAGATCTGATGCCGCACATGCAGCGAATGATGGCGGACGCGGCGAAGAGTAACGCTGCCAAGCTGTACGACCAACCCCATCTGTAAGGAGGTTTCATGGCTTACATGGAGCAGATGCAATCAACTCTGAAGTATCTGGTGGAGGCGGCGGAAACCGGGCGACGTAGCGCGGATGGCATGCTGAGCCCGGTCAACGGTGCTATCCGCGAGCTGACCGGTGCCGCGTCCGAGCTGGAGAACATCCCGTTTGTTGGTCCGGCCATCGGCGCCAAACTTCAGCGGGTGATGCGCGGCGTCGACGCGGCTCAGGCCAAGGTCGGTCAGGTGGCGGCGGTGTACGGCCGCGCCACCCGGGCGGCAGCAGAAGTGCAGGAGCGGCTGGGCACGTTGAAGGAACAGGCGGGCAAGGCGGCCACGACGATCAACAACGTCGCCGGCAAAGTCAGCCCAGCGCTGGCCAACATCGTGCCCACCAGTTCCTTTGCCGTGGATGCCACGCCGGCGCCGGAGGCGGTGAAGCCGTTCCCGCACCTGATGATCATTCAGCCGCGCGATCCGAAGATTGAGCCGTACTACTTCAACCTGGACACGGCGGCGTTTGATGAACTGAGTCGTTCGACCGAATTCCGCTGGGCTTCGCAGGAGCGGTTGACGCGCCGCCCGGCGAAGCAGGCCATCGGTATGGGCGATGAAAAGTTGACGCTCAAAGGCACGATCTACCCGGGCTTCAAAGGCGGTTTAAAGCAGCTCGACACGCTGCGTTCCATCGGGGCCAGGCTGCAGCCGCTAACGTTGACCACGGGCTATGGCGAGGTGATCGGGACGTGGTGCCTGAAAAACATCAACGAGGAACAGTCCGCACTGCTGCACGGCGGGATTGCTCGAAAACAGGGTTTCACTTTGGAGTTTGAGCGCTATGGCGACGACATGCAGGACGTCTGATGGCGACATGCTCGATGTCATTTGCAACAACGTTTACGGCCATCTGAATGGCAGCGTCGAGGCCGTACTCGATGCCAATCAGGGGCTAGCGGATGAGCCTCAACCGTTCCGATTGGGCGTGATCATCGTCCTGCCGGATCTGCCGAGTCCGACCAGTGAAGGCGTCAGCTTGTGGGATTGACCCTGGGCGATGCCTTTGCCGGCGCCGCGTAACGATACCTTGTATTTCTGACCCGCCTTGTGCGGGTTTTTTATTGGAAAAAATCTATGACACCGATGTTTCGCATTGTCGCCGATGGCGCCGATGTCACGGCCAAGATCAATGATCGGCTGTTGTTGCTGCGTACCTCTGACAAGCCGGGAATGGAGTCCGACGAGTTTGAGTTGCGTATCGACGACCGTGATGGGCAAGTGCAATTGCCACGGCGCGGCAGCTCAATCGAGATCTACCTGGGCTATGCCGAAACGACCTTGACGCGTATGGGCAGTTACACCGTCGACACGGTCGAGGTATCAGGCCCACCGGATACCATCGTGATCAAGGGTAAGGCCAGCGACATGCGTGGCAGCGGCAAGACCATCCGCAGCGGAAGCTGGGAAGACGTGCCGCTGTCGAAGATCGTGGCTGACGTTGCCGCGCGCAATGGCTGGACGCCGGTGTGTCCGGTGTCGACCAAGGTCGCCCGGGTCGACCAGCTCAACGAGTCCGATTTTAATTTCATCACCCGCCTGGCCAAGCAATACGACTGCACAGCCAAGGTCGCCGACGGCAAGCTGTTGGTGATGCCGCGCCAAGGTGGCCAGACTGCCAGCGGCAAAGCATTTGGCGCCATCACGCTGACCCGCAGTGACCTCAGTCGCTGGCAATTCAGTCTCGGCGATCGCAATTCGCACAAGGCGGTGTCCACCAAGCATCAGGACAAAAAGAACGGCAAGCTCGCGGTGGTTACCATCGACAACGATGACGCTCCGGACGGATTGCCGGCAGTGCATACCGACCGCCATATCTACCCAGACAAGGGCGCTGCTGAAGCGGCGGCAAAGGCGCGTCTGTCGGCGTTCAACCGTTCGACCGCCGATGTGCGGCTTGAAATGCCCGGCCGGACGGACATCTTTGCCGAGCGGCCGATTCTCGCTCAGGGTTTCAAGGTCGGGCTTGATGGCGAATACCTGGCGGATTCGGTCGAGCAGGTGTTCACCCAGTCCGGCTGGTTGACCACAGTCGAATGCAACGCCGGCAAAGCCGGTAAATCCAAGGGCAAGAAAAAGAAAGGGCCAAAAGCACCGCTCAAGGTTGTGAACATCGAGAAACAGTAACCGCATCCCATCGCCGCCTGAGTGCGGCTTTTTTATGTCTGGAGTTTGTATGTCCATCACTGAACAGCAGCTGCAAAGCATCATGCCCAACGCCCGCCGCCAAGCGGGCGTTTTTGTATCCGCCCTCAACGCAGCAATGGCCCATCGACAGATCAACACGCCGAAACGGCAAGCCGCGTTTCTGGCGCAAGTCGGTCACGAGTCGGGTCAGTTGCAATACGTCCGGGAACTGGGCGGCGACCAGTACCTGAGCAAATACGACACCGGCAACCTGGCTGCGAAATTGGGCAATACCCCGGCAGCAGATGGTGATGGCCAGCGCTATCGTGGTCGCGGCCTGATCCAGGTCACTGGTCACGACAACTACCTGCGCTGTAGCTTGGCGCTGTTCGGCGACGAGCGATTGCTGCGCACGCCTGAATTGCTGGAGCTGCCGCAGTGGGCCGCTGAATCGGCTGCATGGTTCTGGTCAGTGAATGGGCTGAACGCGCTGGCTGATCAAAATGAATTCAACACGATCACCCGCAGGATCAACGGCGGCCTCAATGGCCTGCAGGATCGGCTGGAGTTGTGGGGGCGGGCGAGGGCGGTGTTATGCGTCTCGGCGAACTGATCCCGGCGCCGTATCGGCTACTGGCAAAAGGAGTGTTGCTGGTCGTTTTAGTCGGTAGTTCTGCGTCCATTACCTGGCAAGTACAGGATTGGCGCTACGGCAAACAGCTCGCAGAGCAGGCCCGACTCCACACCGAAGCCTTTAACCAGTTGGCCCTGGCCACGGTTGCGCAGCAGCGTGCCGAACAGGACAAACGCCTTGCGCTCGAGCAGCGCCTGGCCACCAGCGAACAAACCCATTATCGAGCCTTGAGCGATGTCCAACGTGATCAAGGTCGCCTGCGCGACCGCCTTGCCACTGCTGATCTGCGCTTGTCAGTCCTACTCGACGCCACCACCGGCGCCCGAAACGGATCTTTGTCAGCCACCACCGCCACCGGCGGCTTGGTTCATGGCCCCACAAGAGCCGAACTTGACCCAGCGCATGCTCAACGAATTATCGGCGTCACCGATGACGGCGACCGGGGGCTGATTGCCCTCGCGGCCTGTCAGGCATACGCCAAAGAAGTCTCAACACCGAAGTGAAAAAGAGCGGCCGGTCCGGATGCGTCAACATCCAGATCGACCGCCGTCCCTGCAGATTGTCCCTGCAAGTCCAGCCAAGGCTCTTGCTCCGTGCACAAAGCGCGGCGAGCCTAGCACCTGTTTATCCATACAGTAAAGGTCTTGCTTTTTATGTCTACACCCATCATCCCTTGGATGGGCGGCAAACGCCGCCTGGCCGACCGCCTCATTCCGCTTTTTCCGCCACACGAATGCTACGTTGAAGTCTTTGCCGGCGGCGCCGCGCTCTACTTCATGAAGCCCCAGCCATCGCCGGTCGAAGTACTCAACGACATCAACGGCGACCTGGTCACGCTTTATCGCGTCGTGCAGAACCACCTCGAAGAGTTTGTGCGCCAATTCAAATGGGCGCTTAGCTCGCGGCAGGTGTTCGAATGGCAGAAAATGACCCGCCCCGAAACCCTCACCGACATCCAGCGCGCCGCCCGATTCTTCTACCTGCAGCACCATGCCTTTGCGGGTAAGGTCTCCGGGCAGACGTTCGGCATGGCGACCACCGCACCGGCCATCAACCTGCTGCGGATCGAGGAGAATCTCTCGGCCGCCTGGCAGCGCTTGTCCGGTACCTACGTCGAAAACCTCCCATGGCTTGAATGCGCTGAACGTTACGACCGCGCCCATACCTTCCACTACATGGACCCGCCTTACTGGCAGACGGCCGGCTATGGCGTGGACTTTCCGTTCGAGAACTACGAACGGATGGCCGACTTCATGCGCCGCTGCAAAGGCAAGGTGATGGTCAGCATCAACGACCATCCAGATATCCGCCGCGTATTCGAGGGCTTTCATTTTGAAACCCTAGACATCCGTTACTCCAATACCAATCAACGGCAAGGCAAAGCTGAGGTCAGCGGCGAACTCGTCATCATGAATTGGGAACCGGGATTGCTCTACGGACTGTTTTAGAGAATATTGGCTTTCATTCAATCACCCCAGACAGCAAGGAATCGTCGCATCTCATCAAACTGCGCACGTGAGGGTGGTACTGGGTGAAACCAACTGACGAGCGGGTAGGGGAATGCTCCGGGCCGCAGCGTACCAAGCAGCCCATATTGGGACAGGCGTCGAGAGTTCTCTGAGCCAGAGCTTTAAAATCCGCTCGGATCAGCTGTGGAAGGATGGCTGGTGATATAAGGCTGATTGGTAATATCACTCACAAGCTTTGATTGCGCTCGAAACCGGTCGAGGCGACCGGTTATCAACCATCACGAGCCTCAGCTTTGACTTCACGGGTTGAGTAAGCCACTCCTTAAGCAAAGAGCAGTGCCTAATCATTGGTACTGAGTTAGCATAGCGAACGGCCACTATGACGATCTCATTCCAGCACAAGAAAGGTGATTTTGAGATTAGGCTCATTTAAAGGTTCAGATTCATACGGACATTACTTAGGTTTTCGCAAATAGGATTTGGCTAGAGCATGAACTCAAAAAGCAAAGTGCAATTGATAACTTCTTACAAGGAATTTGTTAGGGAAATACATAAATCTAGCAAGTCAGGAAGGAAACAACCGACGTCATTGCGCCGCGGATTGAACATGGCGAAGCTTAAAACCGATAGTCGATGCTACTACAAAATATTGCAAGATCTCGGTAATAATTCAACTTACCTTGGGCTAGTCGCACCTACTCAATTTCCAACAAGTTTATCTTCGATAAAAAAAGGTCTTCCAGGTTTGGTGACGGGATCTACTGGAGAGGAACTGATTTGGAATGCTGCAGTATTATCAATTTTCAAAGATAAACTCGCCCCTTTTTTAGACCAGAAAGGAGCATATGATAAAGCATTATTTGCTGGTGATTATGGTCTGGCTGAGCGCACGCTCGAACAGATCCAAAAAGATTTTGGTTTCTCGATTTGGCTCATCAAGAATAAGATCTATTTAAAACAAGCTATGTACGGTTTAAAAGAACAGAAAGACTATGTTGAGGAAGTGATAAACTCACCATCTATTAGTTTACAAGCAGCACTGCTTTCGTACCACGCCAGTATACGAGCGGAAGAAAACGTTACTTTTCATGATTTGGATAGAGAAGTTTCGGAGATTCAGAATAATGTCGTTGAGTATTTTATATATCATATAATGCCGTCAAAGCTAGAGAAAATAGTAAATCCTGAAAATATACTATTTTATGAGCAGACTCAGCCTCTGATTGATAGACTGCTTGCATATGTGAGCGTCTGTCAACTTGCGTTCATACAAGGAAATGTGCCGAAGGAACAAATCCTGGAAGCTCTTAAGCTTTCTGCTTGGATTCCAGATAAAGACATTCAACGGCTATTGGTCTTAACTGGAATATCTGCATTAGTAATTGATGAGGATTTGCTGAACTCATATAGAAATTATTCACTCGGAAATTACGAGCAGATCAGCGTTGAGGCTTTGGATGCTATCGAGCTCAAGGCTCACGCATACGTGTATGTCTCCGATATAACGAACAGCGAAGCTGTAGTAACACCGTCTAGTATGCAGGATGAAATTATCAGCCAGATGGCATCGATCATCACTTGTTCTGGCGATCAAGTTAAGGCGAGAGTAAGGTTGGAGAAACTTTCTTTACTCGCTCCGACCCCCTCTGTTTGGTATGGTATTTCAGCCTTTCTGGATCGAACAAATGAAGTGGTTTCGCCTGATGACGCCACTGACAAGGAAAAGTTAGCTGCAATTTCTAATAACCTTTGCAATCCAAAGAGCTGGGCAATTCTAAAGTCGATTAGCAAAGATTATATAACCTTTAACCCAGCTATTAATCCCGAAATCAGCTCGCTTGAGCCAGTTAGATTGTTTGAGTTTCTGGATGCGCCGTTTGACGAAGGTGTAAAGGGGATAGATACGCTGAAACTTCCTGAATATCGCGCCTTGATATACAAAGGGCATCTGGCATTAAAGAACAGTAGATTAGATTGTGCGGAAAAATACTATCGCCAAACTCTTGCGATGGGAGATAAGCGTCATTCGGATAGGGTAACCGCTTATTTGTTTCAGTCCATCTTTGCGAAAGGTGATATTGAAGGTTCTGTAAATATAGTAGTGGATCACTGCCTGGAAAATCCAAATGCAGTTATTTTTTATCCTCTTAAAGATTTGTCTATAGCTGCACTGGAGATAAAAAAATTAAAATCTTCAGTTGCTACTGCGATATTGTTACATCTAACATCTCGGCATGTACACCCAAAATGGGAACGTAAATTATCAAATATACATGAGAATATTATTGCGAAACTTAAGCTCGATAGACCATCCGGTTTAAAAATTTCTACAATTGAAGACCAGAAACAGAGACTTGTTTATTTTCTTAGGTATGTATGCATCTCCCGGATACTAGATGATAGCAGCGCATATGGGTCTGTAGAGGAAATTGAAGAGGAAAGAATAGCTATATGCCAGTTGTTGGCAACAATCGATCCAAAAAACAAGAGTGTTTACTCTACGGAAATCAAGGATATAACTAGAAACGAAAAGTTGGCGACGATCTGGCATCATTTTCAATCTGGTAAAATTTACATAGATGAGGATGGTCTAAGAAATCACTTGGAACCAACCTTTAAAGAAACCTTCAATAGATACGTAGTTCTAAGAGACTCTCCAAGCTTGAATGTTCAAGCGGAAAAACTTGCAAAGGCGTTAGAGCGGATTATAAACGACAAGAGCCTTGACTTTAAAAATATCAAGTTGCCTGCGTCCGAAACTGAGTCACTATTTAATACAATGGTGCAAAATTTTATCCAAGCATTTGCAGCTCATCCAGCATATGGTCTTGATACTCATATCTCTACTGCAATTCGACATGGTGTATTTGAGGGGCATATCCGGACTGCATTGCGCCACCTAATGTGTTCGAAGTCTAAGGAAGAGTATAAATTACCTTACGTGATTCTACAGAAAATCCAGAGTGTCGCAGAAGATGTAGGAAAAGTCGAAAAAGTTTTGGTTAGGTTTACTAAAAGAATAGAAACATTAATAAATAGTTATCTCACGGATTATCTTCGAATCTACTCGGTAGACGCGCATCCCTCGGGTCTCTTTATGTTCATATTGACTGAAGAAATTAGATCTAAGTCGATGGACAAGCTTATGAATATATCAGACTACGACGCGTTCATGAACGAGTTGCTTTCTTTAGCATGGACACTGACTGATAATTCAATTGAGCATGTTAAGCAGCACATTCGGCAGATACTTGAGGCGCAAATCCAACAAGCATTCCATACCATCCTGGAAGGGCTGCGAAGTGATGTTAGCCCGCAAACATATTCAACGATTGAACATGAAGTGATAGATGCGCGGCTCAAGGTTCAACAAACGGTTGAGGATATTTGCGGGTGGTTCAATAGACCTCAGCTTTCCAGTCAAGATGATATTGAGCTTGAACTAGTGTTGGCTGTTGCACTTAAGCAAATTGAAAATTGCTATATTAGTAATAGGGTTTTTCCCTCTATTTCGTCTATGCCTGTTCAAAAAATACAAGGGAGACTTCTTACCAGTATTGTCGAAACGTTGTTTATCCTATTGCAGAATATTATTATCCACAGCGGAATAGAAAATGACATTCGAGGGATCTCCATTTCATTTGATGTAAGCGGGGATGATCTGGTAATAAGTGTTCGGAACCCTATCGCGGAAAATGTTGATCTAATATTGCTAGATGAAAGTATTCGATTAGCGGGCGAAAGATATAATTCAGGCGCGGGCCTGACCAGGGCTGGTACTGAGGGGGGGTCCGGGCTTTCGAAGATATGGAGAATGATGGAGTATGAAGTGAAAAAGCATCATGTTCTGGAATTGATTTTGGAGGGCAGGTCTTTTTCCGCAACTTTGACGATTAGCAACCTGGAGATGGTGTGAAAATATTTATAATAGAGGATGACCTTTTAAAATTAAGTCGTTTACAAGAGTATTTGCAGCATGCAGTGGGTGATGCAGATATTGAGACGTATGGAAGTTACAATAGCGGATTGCGTGCATGCGAACAAGGTGCTCCAGATCTACTGATTTTGGATATGGCATTACCCACCTTCGATAAAAAACCTAATAAAAGGGAAGGGCGGCAAAGGGCATTGGGAGGGTATGATCTGCTAACAAAGCTGGAGCTAAAAGAACTTCCGATAAAGGTGATTGTTGTTACCCAGCTAACTGATTTTGGAGATGGGGATGAGCGAATGTCTTTTAGTGAAATCACCAATATCTGCAAAGATGAGTTTCCTGATCATTTCCTGGGGAGCGTATATTTTGCTCAGTCCAATACCGACTGGCAAAATGATTTACAAATTATTCTAGACACTGTACTTGTTAAGGAAGATAGGGATGAGAGTTTTAATCGTTGAAGACGAATTAGAGAAGAAGCGATTAGTCACGGAAGCAGTCATGTCGGCAGTGGATATGGCGTATTCTCGAGTTAGTATCGCGGGTGATCTCATTGAGGCGAAACAGCTCCTATCTAATAATAAATATGAGCTAATAATTTTAGATATAAATATACCAAAGCGGGCCGATATGCCTGTTGAGACCGGTCTAGGTCTAGAGCTTTTGGATTTCATAAAAAATAATAATAGGGCTATAAAGCCTACTTATGTGATTGGAATGAGCGCTTATGAGGATGGTGCTCAAGCTGCAGTGGAAGAGTTCAACTTTCCTTTGTGGCGTTTTATAACATTTTCGTATTCTGATTTGTCATGGCAGGGTGATATAAAAGCGGTAGTCGAGTATCTGAATGAATCAAATATACCGCCATATAAGGCGGATGGTACAAATTATCATATCGACTTATGTGTTTTTGTCGCGCTCGAAGAGGAACTCAAGAGCATTCTCGATCTAGATGCGAATTGGGAAGAGTTCAGAATTCCTCATGATGATGCTAGGTATCATCAAGGTACTTTTAAGAGTGCTACAAAAAGCCTCAAAGTTGTAGCGGTTGCGTCTCCGGAGATGGGTATGCCATCCGCTGCAGTTTTTGCTTCAAAGTTGATAAATAGCTTTCGGCCTAAATATTTAGGCATTACAGGGATATGTGCGGGGCTTAAATCTAAGACCGCGATGGGAGATATATTGGTGTCTGACCCATGTTTTGACTTGGGCAGTGGTAAGCTGGCATATGTTAAAGCCGAGTCACGCACTAAATTTTTACCTGCCCTTTATCAGCGTCGATTGAATGACTCTTTGAGGACGGATATCAAAGCTGCTGGTGATGATAAATCAATAATTGATCGAATCTGGCGAAACTATGATCATAAGCGACCTGATCATCCTCCCAAGGTGATAATTGGGCCAATGGGTAGCGGTGGGTCAGTTATTCAATCTACTGAAATTATGGAGCAGGCCAAAGAGCGGCACAAAAATTTAATTGGCATTGAAATGGAAAGCTACTCCGTATTTGCGGCCGCTGAGTACGCATCTCACCCAAAACCTCTATGTTTCTCCATAAAGTCGGTTTGTGATTTTGGTGACTCTGAAAAATCAGACGATTTTCATGATTTTGCAGCATATGCTAGTTCACAGTTTTTATACGAATTCGCGCTGTCAAAGCTTGTTCCAATTGACGATGAGATCTAATTGAACTCACAGGGCCGCGAGCTAAAAGCTACGGCCTTTTTTTATCTAGCCTTTGATGTATAAATCAATCCTCGAGAGCTTACGCGATTTTATCAACAGTAAATATACTACTTTTGATTCCCATTATTTGATTTAAGTTTTGCAAATCCTTGCTTGATATGCCCGGCGTTCTCGCCAATCGCCCACAATGAGCCGCGAACGTTGTCACCGACGTCGACCCAGCCTTGTTTTTCTAGATGAAGCGTCAGCTCCATTAGTGCCGCCTCCAGCCCGAGCTGATTTTGGTACATCCTTTCAAGTACGTCCGATAACGAATATTCGTCTGCCATAGCATCGTTGCCTTCGAAAAAGGAAGAGCATAGTACGGACAGTGACTTTGTGCGTAGTAAATGCTGCATGCTTATATTTTGCTACAAAGCGTGGCATTTTCGAGCGTGTAGCTAGGCTGGACGGGGTGCAGACGAGGAGCTATCTCCAATCCGTCATCGGCGCGATGGAGCAACGGCGGGAGAGTGGGGCAGCTGTGGCGGAGATTGGTGGCATTGGAGGTACGAATCGGCGTGGCCGGGAAGTGGGGGCGTTGATCCGTAATGGTGAAAACGAGGTTTATTCGCATCCGTGAAGCTCGGGAGCACTTTGAATTTTATGGACAGACAGATTGGGAAATTATTGATAGCATATAGCCATTAATTTGTGAGCTATCTAAGGAACAGAACTCTTGTTAAAAATAAACGGGTCGTCCATTTTTGATAATTTTGTGTTGTTTTCGGAGTTTTCAAATGTGCAGCTAAAGCTGTTAATGTTTCAGTGTCTAAAAAGTTTATTTGTCTTCCTATGTTTAGTGTATTGCCCTTTGATGTATGCAGATGAAGCTGGAGAGAGCATTGTTGCGCCTTTGGTTGAAGATGATTTGCGTCAAGCTAAGTCGGATATAAGGATGCACGAAAGAAATATTAAAGTGCTTGATGATTTATTGGTTAAGATTCAGGAGGCGCAAATTCAAAAAACGCCTCCTGACACCAACTCTGAAAGTAGTTGGAAAAGGTCTCAGGTGTTAATTGAAAGTCTTCAGCCAGGCAAGCTAGATGACGAAAAATATCAGCAGGCTTTAGCTCTTTTAAAACAATCGCTTAGAGGTGCAATTGGTTTTTCGGGAGATTTCTGGAATCGCTCAAGTTTTGATGCTATGTTTGATCGGGATGTTTCTTCCGAAGCGAGTTATATGAAGGCTGCACGTGCCGCAGCTAGTGAAGTAATATCCAGTTATCGAAAGAAAAAAAGTACTCGTGATGATGGTCTTGGGTTAATAGGTTTTAGTATTGATGACGAATCTTGGGTTGGGTTGGCTGGTGGCGAGTCATTAGGAGAGGAAGAGCTTGGTGCTAGAGTGTTAGTTTTAAAAAAGCTATATTTGAAGGGGCACGAGGCCGTATATTTAAGCTTGCAAAATGAATATTTTGAAGCGGTTATAGAGAGTAAAAAAGCCGCTGAGTCCGCATTGAAAGCTTTGCGCACGCAGGAGCGAGACAGCTTGAGGGATAAGCGAAAGGCATTGTCTAATTTCATTATCGAGTTTAAAAAGTTGGAGAAGCAAGACGAGGCGCGCCGTGAAAGCACTGATATTAGGTTGGTTTACGCTGTATACGGGATGATTGGTGTATTGTTGTTTTTGTTTTTGGGGCTTAAGGTCTTCACTGATGATGTAGCTAAGGCGCTAATCGTAAATCGGTCACTTGTTGAAGTCGTTGGTATGGCATTTATGCTTATTACGATCATTATTCTGGGGACGGGTGAGAAGTTGAGTAAGGAGATTCTTGGTACGCTGCTTGGTACCATTGCAGGATATGTTTTTGCCCGCGGAACAGAAGACGGGCGCGCGAGTAGGAAGTTGAATGAGTCTAGTAACGAATAGGGCGTTGAATGTAAATAAGCAATAGAAGGGGCAGATCATTTTCTAGTATTTTGGCGATGAATAAATCTGTCTCCATTTTTTCTCATTTTTTATCCTCTTTTATAAAATTTTGGATATTCTTAACGATTGTCTCCGAAAGCCATGTACTCGATCACATCCCTTATTGGGTAAGCAGCTGAACACAGTGAGTCGGACCATCCGCTCCTCGGACGAGCAGGTCTCGTCGGGCGAGATGGTCACGAAGGTCTGGACGGACGCGAGGGCCGCGAAGCTCTAAAGGCACGACAAGGTCGGGCAGGACGGGCGATCCGATTATCCGCTCATTTGGATTCCATAGAACCGGCTTTCCAGAGTGATTCATGCATGACAACCCACTTATCGCTCCTAGGCAATTACCGCTTTCAGCAGACCAGCCTGATTATTTGCAAGGTAGGCAATCCAATTCATGTCTGCATCGAAAATATGTCGCCCCGATTCAATCCAAGCCATCAATCCACAATTCTGATGAATAACGGATAGGGCATGATGATCATATTTGAGTCGTTGATGCTAGCACTGCGCCAGTGAGACGGTGAAGAAGGAGAGGGATTGCTGCTTCAGTGCCCTTGTTGATGTTTTCTGGGGGCTGTTCATGCCGAATGCTGAAGGTTGAGCAGTTTGGTTTCGGGTAGTTGGAGCAGAAGAGGGTGGGGCAAACATGGGGCAAACCGTGCGCCAATCCATGCCATTCAATGCCAATCATGCGTGTGTGCATGTAATGGCGTTATGCGCTGAGGCTCAATAAGCACATAGGGTAGGGGCTAAACGGCCAAAATACTCGAGCACAATCGGAGTGTGCGAGAGCAACTCATGGCGCAGTTGACACTGAGTGATCACGAGCAAGCGTAAAGCCGAAGCGAGAGTCAAAGACTCAGAGCTTCCACGTGAATGCCTTCGCCGATCATCTATTCAGTTCCCGCTGACGCGCCTGTAAAGCGCGGTCGAATATCAGGTACAGCCCTTCGATGGCCCCGAGGTTGAGTGCTTTCACCGTTTCAATGCCCAGGGTGAAACCTTCGGCTCGGTCGGCGGCGTGCAGCGTGTCGGCCAGGGTGTTTGCCTGGACGATGCCAGCGAGCAACCTCAGCGCTTGCGCATGCACAGAACGCGGCAGGTTAAGTGCGGCAAATTCGTCGTGGTCAATCATTGCCATTGCCATCCATTCAGGGTCCCCGGTTGCTCAAGCGCCAAATCGTACTGCTCGACGTCGATCAGCAGCCAGCCGCCGGTGGGTTGGTTAGACCCGTCGATCAAGAGCCCCTGCACCATTGTTCCATGCGGCAACATCACCCGTAGCGCGTTGGCCTCCTTGGGGCCTTGTAGGTAATGCTGCAGTTCAACGCGGACGCGACCGAAGCCCACATGAATGAGGCGCACCGGGCATTCGAGACTGGTTAGCTCGGCCGGCTCCCGCCCTTGATAGCGGGCCAACACGGTGACGGTGGCCAGACCTGCATAAAAGCACATGGGCATCCTTTAAATAATGAGTGGCTGCAGCAAGCCAAGCGGTAGGAGGATGGTAGACCAGTCCTGGGACGTCTGGTTTCCACGGCGCATGAAACAGGCCCCCATACCTAGGTCAAATGTGGGGGCCTATTGAACATAAACGTCGTTCCATCCACTAGTGGCTAATAGCCGCAATAGGTCATAATTAGTGTTTCGTGCATTTGCGCACTTAATACGACCGACGGTCATTCCAGTCGCCCCTCTGAATTGAACCAGCCTTTTTCTGGCGCAATCCATTGGTCACGGAGGGGAATTCATGAGATGTATGTGCTGGATTTGTTGGGAAAATGCAGAGCTTCAATATGAAGTGGGGGATTGGCAGGTCATCGACTGTTCTGCCTGTGGCCGCTATTTTATTAGCAGGCAACTCATGCAAAAGAATGTAGGCAAGACGCTCGACGTGAAGGCTACTCGACAGCTCATCGTAGATGCAGTGTGCGCTGGGGTCATCCCGGCGATCAGCGATCGAACGGCTTATTTCACGTCGTCACGTAAGCACATAGTGTGACTCTACGGCCCGAGAGAGCTGGCCAGCCGAATCCATGTCTAGATTGCGACGGTGAACGCTGTCTAAGCTACTGGAGCTCGCGGACTGAACTTTGCGTTTAGACCGCGTGCTGCCAGCAAAGATCTCCCCTTAAACCTTCCGTAGCCGCATGATCGCGTCTGTGATCGCTGCTGCGTTAGTGTCCAGCGTTGCCAAGGCCACGATTGCGTTATCGGCAACATCATCTGCACCAGCTCCCGATATCCAATGTGTAATCTCTTCTATCGCTGCGCCCAGCGCATGCTGGTTGTGCAACAACAGTGTCAGCGCATCGGCAGTGGTGATATTGGAATCTGCATTACTTGGCATGTTGATCGTCCCTGGATCAAAGATTCGGAAGACTGATTTGCGCAGCTAATACAGGGTAGCTCAGGCACTCAATCCTGGAGGCTCATTTCCGCACCGAAATGGCGCATCTGTCCCAGATCTGTCCCATATGCCCATTTTTCGGACACCTAAAACCACAAACCCCCGACTTTCTCTAAGAAAATCAGGGGTTTGCGTTTACTGAATATGGCGGTGAAGGAGAGATTCGAACTCCCAGCTAAGTGAAGAGGCGAAGTACGCATCCCTTACAGGCGCGGCGTCTCATCCAGGCGGCTTCTTGGGGCACTTCTTGTTGCTGCTTAGAAATTGCTACAGCGCGACGCTGCTGTGAGCCTTTAGCCAATCAGCGCGGGGAACCGGCGGGTTGCGGCATCCAATCCATCATCGGATCCAGCCTGCGGCCGCTTTCGGCCCAGAGTGTGTAAAAACGTTTCGCCAAAATTGCAGTGTGCGCGTCTACGTTAAATCTGAAATTTACCGGCACGTCAGCAGATGTGGATTTTACGTAGAAGCGCGATTTCCAGTCCGGTTTTGAGTACCTGTCACGCTGGAAAACGTTTTTACACAGCCTCGGCCGATAGCCGCCATTCGATTTACGGTCAGGCCATCATTCAACAATGAAAAAAGCCCCGCATCGTTTCAGACGATGCGGGGCTTTTTCGATGTATGTGGGATATGAATCCCGTACCAATTTCTGTACCAATAACTGTGGATCAGAATGAAATTCTGGGTTTTCCTCGGTGCTAACCCCCTGATTTCATTGACCCTGAGAACCTACTGAAAACCCCTAAACATCGCGGTGTAATTCTGTTCCAGGGACATGAAACTACCTGTGGGGATTTTCGCAAAGGGCAAGGGTACGGTGGCGGACACAACCCTGCAAGTTCGGTGTGACGGCTTTATTCGTCGCGGCCTTCCATCATCGTCCGTTTCAGCATCACATAAACCGCGCCGGCGCCGCCGTGGCGGGCCTGGCAGGAGCAGAAACCGAGCACTTGCGCATGCTGGCGCAGCCAGGTGTTGACGTGGCTTTTGATCATCGGGCGCTTGCCATCCAGGCGCACAGCCTTGCCGTGCGTCACGCGCACGCAGCGGATTTCGAATTTGGTCGCTTCGGCGAGAAAGGCCCAAAGTGTTTCCCGAGCCTTTTCCACGCTCATGCCGTGCAGGTCGAGACTGCCTTCGAACGGGATCTGCCCGACCTTGAGCTTGCGCATCTGGCTTTCCTGCACGCCGTCGCGGGACCACATCAGCTCGTCTTCCGGGCCGACGTCGATCACGAACTGGTCGGACAAGCCGTCAATGATGGTGGTGTCGCTTCGCACGGTGGCGGACTGACGCAGCTTGGCGATCTGCGCGCGGTCAGCCTTGGGTTTGCCGGTGTCGGCGCGGTCGTGCTTGATCGGCTTGACGCCCTGGATGGCACTTTTGAACAGAGAAAAATCGTCGTCTTGCATGTCAGCCTCCGCGAAGGGCGGCCAGTTTACCCAAGTCGACAGAAAACGGCCCGGCAAAAAGCCAGGCCGTTGGGTCAGTCGTGTTTTTTCAT